GGTATCTCCACATCCAGAAACAGCAACATTCGCAGTAATTGATGGATCTCATAGAATGCTGGCAGCAGGCATTCGGGAAGAGAAATATGTTATTGCGGTACTTACAGAAGGATTACCTGTGGATCCTATGGAAAGGAAAATGAAAGAAGCCGCATTATTTTCCGAACAGGGAGATGATGTTGATAAATTATCGCTTGCTCAGAAACACAGAGCAAATGTCACTATGGGTGTCAAAAAATATTGCGTTCTTGACAATTGCCTTAAAGGAAGAAAATTACTTTTAAGTGTGCATGAACTGAAGAATCTTCCAAAAGAGAAACGAGATGCATTAAAAGCAGCTGATTACAAAGTCCTCACAGGATATGCAGCAGCAAGAGATGCAGCAGCTCTTACTAATGGTGAAGAGACTCTCAATAATATCTTCGATATTATCGAAAAAGCTGGATGGCATACAGAGCCAAATGGATATGCAGCAAATGTTATTCGCCCAGTAAAAAGTGTTTTGAACATGCATGATAATGATCCACGAGTTGTTAATGCAATTATTGGAATATTTGAGCCAATCAAACCGAACACATTTTTCGCTGATGCACTTTCGAAATATCATGGCAGAAGACCAGCGGAATACCTCACAATGCATCTGGAAAAAGAAGTTGCTAAGAAATTAGGGATTCAACCTTTATATACCGGCGGTGATTTAAGAAAAGTTACTTCTGTAATCAATAGTCAGCGCTATTACGGAGCGACCGGTACCGAAAACAAATAAAACAAATTAAATTATACAGAATATAGCACTTGCATTTTAGTACCGTAAGTGCTATACTCTGCTCAAAGACAAACGAACGTTCGATATCATAATTCAGCTTCGGCATATGCGGCGTGAAATTTAGAGCCGCTCTCCTTCTAAATCGTAGCTGAATTATGCTATTGAGCATAAGAATAGGAGAGAAAGCAAATGAATAAAGCAGAAGCAAAAGCAACAACAATTACAATTCCAATGAAGGGAAGATATTTTCTTCATAAGAATGGAAGTATCGTCCCAGTAACCGACCTGATTAATGCAATTTATCTCATGACCGGAGATGAGAAAATTAACGAATGGGATCCGGATCTTGAGTTCTATATTCGTACATTTTTTGGGAATATCGTAAGAGAAATGTCCCCAACAGAAATAACAGTCAAGAACTTTCTGAAGCATGAGGAGAAAGTAAAGGCAATTAAATTATACTATCACATGCACAATACGGAATCTAATAAATGCACACTGGTAGAAGCCAGAGATTATGTGGAACAGTTGAAAACAAAAATGAAAGAGAGAGGTGAACTGTAATGGAAAAAATTAAAAATGCAGTAAAAACAAAAGAATATGCAAAGTTTCATATAGAAACAATCGTAGCGCATAACGGTATCCTAGTTGATATCGTCGTGTCTGAGTCCTATGAAGAAACCGAATTTGACAAAATCATGGCCGACTGCAAACGCCAGGAAGAAGAAAGAGAGCGTGAACGACGTAGAACCGAAAAAATTAAATTAATCAACCTGTTCACAGGAAGAAGAGAAAAGAGGGAGATCGCATGAGTATGATAACAAGTAATAAAATGCCGGAGCTGGCAGCTACAGATATTGTAAAGTTAAGAAATGGAAAAATTGGGATTGTGTTAGGAAATAAGAATTCTAATAACCATCTTGCCATTTATACTAACAATACTACATGTGTATCTTGTGAAGAATATTTAAGTAATTATGAGTCAAACAGACATAATAATGATCGCAACATTGACATTATCAAAGTATGGAAATCAAATTTTGAAAGGCAATGTGCTTTAATTGATGAATTCTATACAAAAAACAATGCCCCAACATACATGGATCCTGATTGGGAAGAACCAACTACAATGACTGTAAAAGAAATTGAAAAAATTATCGGTCATCCGTTCACGGTCATTGAGGAAGAGGTGGGTGAAGATGAATGAAACACTGTCATTCGCAGGATGGAGACCAGGCAATCCGGATCAAATCATCCCGTGGAAAGAGAAATTCGATGAAGAATATAGCGACGGAGGCCAGTTAACATTACTGTCAAAAGAAATCTATCAGGCAGAAGCAGATGAAGATATGCCGGCTTTCGAATATCGCTATATTATTAAAGCAATGGATCTGCAGGCGTTTGGATCAGATCAGAAGACAATTTGTTTCCGCTTATATATGTGTCCATTACATAAATACTGGGAATCAGAATCATTAAAAGGTCTTTCAGAAGATAATAATAAAGACTGGTTCTTCGAAGATGCAGCAGATTCAGGTATTCTTCCGTATATAGGAGAAGAATATTTAGATTATTCAGATGATGATGTTTCGCCGGATGAGAACGGTAATAAATGGTATGATTACTTTTATCATATTACAGACTGGTCTAAAGCTAACGAAATGCTAAACATAATTACAACAGTTCTGTATCCGATGGACAGTACACGCGGTCACGGTCTTGACCAGGCATGGAACCAATTGGGAAACACTGGCTGGGATTTACTTGAATACATTCTGAATGGAAAAAATTGTGTTGACGCGGCATTATCAAGAATGCATAACTGCAATAATTAACTTTACAATACGAGAGAAGAATGATATATTGATTATAACAAGTTAAATTAACTATATACAAGGAGAAAAATATAATG